CATCATAAAAATGATAGAAGAAGAACGTATAAAAAACATAACACCAACGGAGACTTAATGTCCTTTCTAGTCGCAAACATACCACCATTACATTGTTATATTCGTAAAGAATTTCTCTATGACTTTGAAAAGGGCCATGGAGAATTTGAACCTTGTATTTGGATAACGGCTAAGTCTATTCGTGGTCAAGCATTTCGCATAGAAGCATATCTACCAAATTATGGCGCACTCTATGACAAGTTACCATTAAATGCTTTTGTTTCTAGAACAGAATCATTGACTGACTTTTTGCCACTGGATCACTTGCAAATATGGGATTGTTTCAGTTATAATGTTGCAGTGATTCAAAAGTCATTTCTCAAAAATCTATCATGTAAGTTTTTAGCAAAAAATAAACAATGGTATTTTGGCGACTACATGTTTACTATTGACAATGCAGCACCGGATCCTAACGTTATAGATACAACTTACAGTGAATGGCCTGAGGATCATAAATCATTTAATTTTATACAATTAACAAACGGACAGTTTGCAGCACAACCAAATAACCGCTGTATCTTTTTTGATGCGGCATCCAATCCTAAAGAGTTATTGTTTCCTGATTTTAGAGTATGCACTCAATTGTATAGAGTTGAAACAAATCCTAAATGGGCTTTAGGCGATTCAAACGAAGTAATGTACGGAGATAAAGAAGTATGATTAAAAAAGCAAAACATAATCTAGCCGACGAAAGAAGTTATTTCAAACCATTTAATTATCCTTGGGCGTATGAGTATTGGCTAAAGCATGAACAAGCACATTGGTTACATACTGAAGTTCCAATGATTGAAGATGTAAAAGATTGGAAGAATAAACTTACCGAAGACGAAAAGAAATTTCTTACACATATCTTCCGTTTCTTTACACAGGGTGACATTGACGTTGCGGGTGGTTATGTAAAGAATTATTTACCATATTTTCCACAACCAGAAATTCGTATGATGTTAGCAGGCTTTGCTGGTCGTGAAGCATTACATATTGCAGCATATTCACATTTGATTGAATCACTAGGTATGCCAGAGACAACATATTCAGAGTTCAATGCATATGCGGAGATGCGTGAAAAGCATGATTACATTATGACATTGAGTTCACAGAATAGTACCAAACAATCTACTGCTGAACACATTGCAGCATTCTCAGCATTCACTGAAGGTATGCAATTGTTTAGTTCGTTTATTATGTTATTGAATTTTCCAAGACATGGTAAGATGAAAGGCATGGGTCAGATTGTAACATGGTCAATTGTTGATGAGACTATGCACGCTGAAGCAATGATTAAGTTATTCCGTACATACATAGAAGAAAACAGAGAGATATGGAATGACGATCTTAAATCTAGAATTTATACCATTGCAACTAAGATGGTTGATTTGGAAGATAAGTTTATTGATTTGGCATTTGGCATGGTACGTGTGGCTGACTTGGACGCTAGTGACGTTAAACAGTATATCCGCTATATTACTGACCGTCGCCTTATTAGCTTGGGTCTTAAAGGAATCATGAAAGTCAAAAAGAATCCTCTGCCTTGGGTTGAAGAAATGATTAATGCACCAACGCACACCAATTTCTTTGAGAATCGTGCTACTGATTATGCAAAGGGCGCTCTCAGTGGTAATTGGGATGAAGTGTGGGCAAGGGCTGCGTAAAAGGAGAGAGTTATGCCGATGTATAAGTTTTATTGTAGTGTAGGATGCGAAACTGATGGTGAGATATACATGGACGATGAGCCGGCATTCTGCCCATCATGTGGTATAAGATTTGATACAGACGATGTGAGCGAAGGTGAAGATGATGATTGGGATGATGATCCTGAAAATTGGGATGAAGATGAAGGAGAACCGTGGGCTAAAAGATGATTGCTGGTTTAGATTATTCCATGACAAGCCCAGCAATGTGCTTGTCAAATTATGATTTTAATTATGAAAATTGTATCTTTTCATATCTAACCACATCTAAAAAATATGATGTTCAATTTGGCAATATTACAGGCAAACTTTTAGATTATTCAAATACCATTCAGCGGTATGATTTAATAGCGATTCATTTTCTTGATATGATGCTTGACTACGGTGTCCAAAAATGTTATATTGAAGGATAC